CTTTTTTTCAAGCCGCTCAACACGACCAGCCGCATCGTCGCCCAGCTTTTTCATTTCACTTTCGTAGTCAGGCGCATAACTCACCGTGGATGACACGTAGTTATGGACCAAATCTTGAAAAGCTTCGGTGCTTACTTGATTTTTATGCGCCCACTTTTGAGCCGAAACCAGCATTGGATCATCAGCAGGCAGGTTAATTGTGGCTCCTTCGGGCAAGCCTTCAACTGGGCGTTCTAAAAAGTTTGGTGGCTCGTATCCTTTGGAGTCTTGGGGGAGGCTGGCTGATCTATCGGCGTCAAGCTCAGCTTTCAGCTTTTCTTTTCCTGCCCCGAGGGTAGTCTCAAGCGCCGCATAGGACTCCATTGCTTTTTGGAATGAGGCGCTCGAATCGAATTTTTCATCGGTGTTGACGTGAAACTTTTCAGGAAGCCATTCAGGTGGAGTGCTATAAAAATCATCCCCAACCCCAGCAGTCCCACTGTCCCCAGCCCCATCGCTACTAACATCACTGACAGCAACGCCGTTAGCTCCATGATTATTGTTAGCAGCGTCATTAGCGCTGAGATCACCAGATTCACTACCATCTTTACTATTGATAGCATCAGTCATTACCTGCCTCCAAGTTTTGGAAGTCCCTTGCGCCCTAGATCAACACGCTGAGAAATAATGCCTACGAGCCAGCGCGCGCCCTCAAGATGCATTAGCGTATTTGTGTCTACAGGCGACGAAAGAGCCTTGTTCGTTGTAATAGACCTTAGCCAGTTAAGACAATTCTCCCCGGCTTTGTCTTTAAAGCACAGCATAAATGCCTCGTTAAGCTGATGCTCTATCTTAATTTCGCGAGTTTGACCGTCAGGCCCTACTGCTTTTGTTGTCTTTTGAACCATATTTACCCTCCAAGAGAAACGACTTGACCCCCTTGCTGGCCACTAGCCATGCCGGATTGAATTAACTCTGCGGCCATTCCCGCTGGATCTTCTTGCGCTTGCTCAATAATGTAGCTAAGCGGCTGCTCAAGCATGACAAAAATGTCTTTAGTTACAGCTTTTAAGTCAATTACCTGGGCCACACCCTCCCCTAAAATGCCAGCAGCCATCTGCATAGCCATCGCTTTTTGCTGGACCTCTTCGTACAAGCCTGCTCTGGCCAATGGGCTAGTTGCTACAAGCGAAATTTCTCGACCATCCAAGCGCGGCAAATCAATAATTCCAGCTCTTTTGCCAAGATAAAGCATGCGCCGAATATGCGGCGTAACCCATTCTCGAAACAACCTGGTCATTGGTCCGCCCAAACGCTTGGACATCATCATCCGCCTGGTGGCGGTTTCTTCTGCGCTAATAGGTGTAGTGCCTCGGCCTTGGTAGTCCTCGACATACAGCGCTCGCCGGATAGTCGCCTTTTCGTCTTCCATAATAAACTGCGACAAGTCGAAGTTACTGTTGGATTGGATCTTACGAAGCCCGTTAGATCCCGGCATATGCGGAATAACCATTCCGGAGTCAATAACGATGGTGTCTACGTTAACCATCCCGTCATTTTCGATGCTCCAAACGCCACCAATTTCCATATCGGCGTTTTCAAACAGCAAACGTTTTAGCAAGTTAATGCCGCGCACGCTATTTAGCGAGTTAACCAATGGGCCTCGCCCGTAAATTTCTCCGCTAGCTGCCGACCAGCGCGGTGTAATCCAAGGTTTAGAGCCCATGCCTTCAAACTGAGTTGCGAACATCATGTGCTTCGCTTTTTTGTTGATGACGTGGTAAAGATAAACCTCTTCAGCCTTAGACCAGTCTCGGTAGCAAGCTTCTAGCACCACGCATTTAGCTGGCTCCCCGTTCATTTCTCTCGATTGACCATCTGAGGCAAGATTGGCGTCAGGCCAAATCTGTTTAATATGGTCTACTTCTATTTCACGGCAGCGAAACACCCCATCAATGTGGCCTTTTGGGCCTCGGTCAAGCGTGAGCTCGTGCAGCGGGACGGCTTCGGCATCTAAAAACTCTGCGTCTTGGGTCGGTCGCACAATTTGTGCGCCAGTGCCAATAGCTAAATCTAAAGCGGTCTCATCAGCAGACAGGTCAAAGTTTGTATTGCGCACGTATCCAACTAGATCTCGAATTTGCGCGTCTAGGAGCTGCTGTAGCTCAAGTTTTTTCTTAGGATCTATTCCCGCAGCCAGGAATCCAGGCTCAATACGAACGAACTGACCGCCAAAAATGCCATCAGTCATCATTCCAGAAAAGTCTTGCAGCGCGCCTATAACGGTATCGTCATAGATGTCATCTGTACGATTTTCGCCTGGAGTTTCCGAATAAAAAGAATCGCGATTAGGGAATCCTAAATCGTAGCAATCTTCCCAGTCGTCCTTCCATTTATCGCGTTTTCTTTCTGCTCGCTCAAAACGCGCTATATCACGAGCTGCGAGTGGATTGTCCATTAGACTTTGCGCGTCCCTAGCTTGGAGGTGTTTTCTTCAAACCCACCATAGCCACCGGCCAATAGTGATCGAAAACCACGACGGCCAGCTTCTAGCGCGTCTTGCTCAGATTTTTCACGAGCATCTTGCTCGCGTTCTTTCTGAGCTATATCTGCCTCTTGCTTTGCGATCAGTTCTTGCTGTCGCGCGATGTGCGAAGTGTCGGGCTTGCTGCCCCCACCAAACATTTTCATTAGAGATGTCCCCTGATTTGATAACTCGACAACGCGCTTTGGTGAGCATGTAGTTATAAAGCTGGAGAGGAGTAAACACCATTGGCGCACGCAAGCCAAGTATACGCTTTACAATCGTCACACAGGAATAGACGGATATTGTGAGCTTTGGTTCTGAATGCAGCTCTTCAACTACGGCTAAATGGGTTGAATCTGCACTAAGAGAGCCAATCGCCATGTCTCCAGCTTCTTTGGTAATCGTTAGCAAGTCACATTTTGTGCCGTGCCAGTCAACTAGCGACCAAGTTTCGGTATATGCCTGGTAGCCAAGCATCCATACGTGCCTAAATCCAGGCTTAAGATATAGATTAAAGGCGGAATCACAAAAAATAACATGCCATAGCATGGGAGTTCGCCCCGCGAGCTTGTCATTATTATGCGCCACGGCGTTTCCTTCGATGCTTGGCCATGTCTTTTAATCCTTTTGACGCAGCTCGGGCGTTAATTGGGGTTACATTACGGTGTTTTTTGCCTATAAGGACTTCTGTGCCTTCGCCTTCGCCTAGCAAAACGTACTGAAGCGCGTCATGCGGGTGGCTGTATCTATTTTTTTCTGGGGTAGGCTCAAAGCGCGCGCCTTCGCCTGCGCGGGCGACTAATTTGTAGTGGTATCCATTTTCAAATCCACGTTTAAGCACGCTACAGCTTGGGTCAAGGATAAAAGCTGGCTCGCCTCTTTCAGATCTATCCAAAACACTCTCTACTGCCTCAATTCTAAGCACTGGATCATTCGATGGCGCAGGGAAACATGGGATTTTTGCGTGAGTTGAGATCATAAGAATAGGGGTATTGTCGTCACTTTGGGTAGCGTCATCCCCCCGAGGGTCGCCCCAGGAAACTATGTCCAAATCTTCAAACTTTGCCCCAACATTTTGCGCCATGTGCGTCAAAAGCTGCCGAAGTATCCCTGCAAAACGCTTTGCGCCCATGCCTCTAGCGCACAATTCTCGCAATACCGCCCATTTACGATCGCCAACTTTCTGAAGAATAATCGCCGCTGGAGTACGCCCAAAATCTAGGCCAATACGAATTGGCGCAAGTGGGTCAAGAACTAAAGAATTCTTTGAAACATGAAAATCCTTAGAAAACGAGCGCTCATACACCGGCTTTCCTTGAAAAATTGCCCCAACTTGGTTGCGTATGTAGACATCTATCCAGTTTTTACGCTTCCCTCTGACCATATTGTCGTAGTAAGAGCCAGGAAGGTTGTCAGTGTTCTCGGCAAGCTCATTAACTTTGTACCCAATCAGCTTGTTAGCGTCATCTCGAAGCTCCGTCATCCCGGCGGGCTGGTTGTAAAACGACCAGTTATCGGGCTTTACCAGCATGAGCGCCTCTTCTTCCGTAAGATGCTCAGGCAGCGGAACGTCGCCCGCCATAATTGGCCACCAATGATCGTCATCGGGGGCGTTAGTATCCAACATAACGCCATACCAACTTGGGCCACCATCTTTCATTGATGGGTAACGCCCTACTCTCATCGTGCAGCCATCAATAATTTCTTTATGAACCTCGCGAGCTTCGTTTACCCAAATAGCGGTCAAGTCTAAGCTAAGCAATTTGCGAACATCTTCGGGGCGATCGAGGCTTAAAAAAATAACCTCACAATCAATGTCGCCCACCTTAACGAAATGAGTATAAGGAACACTCCAATTAAATT